GATAACTAACGCCATACGGGGGATCAGTAAACACCATATCAGCCTTCTGCCCATCCATCAGCTTCTCAACCGCATCAATGCTCGTGCTATCGCCACACATTACCCGATGCTTACCCAACAACCAAACATCTCCTAGCTTAGTGATTGGGGCCTCTGGCACCTCCGGCACATCGTCCTCGTCCGTTAACCCCTCGGTTATCTTTGGGTTTAGTTCCGCTATTTCATCAACCGTAAATCCGGTCAAGTCCATATTGACCCCAAACTCTGTCAGTTCGGTTAACTCTAGGGCTAGAAGTTCCTCATCCCAACCAGCGTTCATAGCGATCTTATTATCTGCGATGATGTAAGCCCTTCTCTGCGTGTCTGACAGGTGATTAAGCCTAATACACGGGACACTATCCAATTCAAGTTTCCGCGCAGCCAAGACCCTCCCGTGACCTGCTATGATGCTCGACTGCTCATCTATTAGAACGGGATTGTTAAAGCCGAACTCCCTAATACTTGCCGCGATCTGAGCGACCTGCGCTTCAGAATGAGTCCGGGCGTTATTTGCGTATGGGATTAATGTCTCAATGCCGATCTGTTCAACCTGCATTTACGAATCCCTCAATAGCCCCAGCTTTTACTGCTGGCACTGACATTCTGACGCGGTGATAGGTGTATGACCAGACTTCCTTTCGTCCTCTGATCTCATCCGACTTGATCCTAACTCTGGTGACGTACCGCTGCTTCAATAGGTAGCACATGACCATAGAGATTTCATTAGACTTTAAGGCAGTCTTTTCTGCGATCTGGGCCAGCGTTATCTCGCCAACATGATCTCGTAGTATTGCTCGTATTTTTACCGCTGCGTTCGCCATTCAAGTCCTCTGTAATGTAGTAAATACAGCAGTATTATATCTCATATAACCACCGCAGCTATGACACATATTAGACCGCCAACGGATGCTACGAAAGCCACTTTAATCCATAGCACGAGCCTTCGATCATCATCATCCCAACTACTTGAGATATAGCCCCGCCCTATGCCTCTCGGCGCGTTCAAGTAGGGTAAGTACCCATCGTGTGACTTATTGCGATCATCGCTTTCTCTGCTTGTTCTGGGTGCAATATCGTAGTTCATGTGTTCTCCTCCTTTAGCTTGGCTTCAATTATTCTCACGAAATCTCTCATAGTGGCTGTCCCACTTTCTGGAAAAACAATGGAATTAATCTCCTCATCCGTCAGCCCTACCCATTTACCACCGTCAGTGAAAATTATTGCGTCATGCAGAATATACGCCCGTAACTCATCTATTTCCTCATACAGTCTATCCCGCAACATCTGCTCAGTAACCATCCCCTGTTGATGATCTGGATGTGTTTCGCATCGTTCAGAGAAAGTCTTAATGTCTGCGTAGTAGTTCATTAATAATCCCCTCGATTGATTGGATCAGCTTGTCCGTAGCGTGGATCGTCCATTATCTCGTCAATGCCCAATTCGTCATCGTCTCGCTCTAAATCATCTTCCTTTGCCCACATCTCCTCTAGCTGATCTTCATCCATCTCAGATAAGTCTCTCTCGTCGCTTTTATCGTCCTCTCTCGCCTCATATTCTTTGATTATTGCTATATACGATTCCAATAGCTGTTTTTGAGTCGCTTCATCGGCTCGGCTGTATGACAGAACAAGCCGAGCCATTGATACCTGATAGTCAGTTGTAGACGTATTTAATATTTTTCCGATGTCCATTACATTCTCCTAATTCTCATGCTTTTTTAGTTGAATTTCGTGTATTAGATTTCAGCCATTTCTCCACATCTTCTGTTCGATAGCGGACGAGCCTTCCTACTTTGATATATCGAGGCCCCATATCTTTGAGCCTCCAACCCTCTACTGTAGCGACCTGCGCGCCTAAATATTGCGCTAGTTGTGCCGAATCTATCAACTCCCCAAATTTACAGATTTCAAGATTTTGTTTTGTCATTTTATGCTCCTAACAAGATTGAGAGATGTATGAGGTAAAAGCAACCGCCATTACTATCAGTGCGATTATAACCCACGGCGTAGGCTCGAATGGCGGGCGTGGTGGGCGTGGAAAGAACTCGTCGTATTTACTCATCTTACCCCCCCGACATATCCCATCGAAACATCCCTATTACACCGCGCCACGTTATATAACTCCTCTGCTACCATAACCGCATCCCAAGCCTCGTCGGTAGGCTCCTCTATGTATGCCGATTTACAGGTTCTTCTGACATCCTCTGCCGCAACAAAAACCCTCTCTATTTCGTCTCGTTTAGCTTTCATTTTCATTTTCATTCTCCTTATTGAATCCAAAGACTGTTAACGCCAAGACAGCTTTTTATCTGATCTATGACTCCCTGACGAGTCTCGCTAGTGAACTCAACAAGTTCCCCCTGTAACTCCACGACATTCGTCCTAATGGGAATTCCCTCACATTCACCCACCCAACGAGTCTGAAAATTATTTCCCTCATATCCCTCAAAGCAATAAATCCAAGTTTTTGTATTCATTTTTATCTCCTGAGAACCCCCCGAAGGGGGGTAGTGTTAACTTATATAAACGATTGTGTTTTTATTTAAAATCGTGAAATGACGGGAATCAGGCTTGCAATATTCAACAAACTCACCCGTAAATTCTGGGTGTTTTTCATTTTCAATATGATCGCATCTGCGGAAAAGAATTTTAGATGTTGGCTTGCGTTTAAAAACATCGCCTATCTTCAGATCGCTGAGTTTGATTGGTGTAGTCATTTGTATCTCCTATAGTCAGACTCAAAATGAACCTGATGTAGAGATATTATAGAGATGTATTAGAGATGTCAAACACTTTTATAATACATTTATTTATCTAATAGAATCAATATATTACAGACGAAAAAAAGGGCCACGATCTCTCGTAGCCCCCTTTCCCTTTGCTGCTTTGATGGAGGTGTCGCAACTACCAGATTACGACTCTTTCATTATATATCAGAATGGCAAATCCGAAGGCATATCGTCAAACGGCGTGGCGTATGGGTCTGATTTCTCAGCTTTCATAGGAACTACGTTACCAGTCTCTTTTGCCTTCCCTCCCAAGAACTGCACTGTATCAGCCGCGATCTTTGTACTGTATTTAATCTGACCAGACTTGTCCTCATACTTGTCCGTTTGCAGCCGACCCTGTACGAACACCTGAGAGCCTTTGCCGATGTACTGACCGCAAAGTTCTGCCAGCTTCCCGAACGCTGATATGTTGACCCATTCAACTCCTTCAGACTTTTTGGTTTTCCAATCACAAGCGATACTGAAACTAGCTACAGAATCGCCAGCCGGGGTGACGCGCAACTCTACATCCCGCCCTAATCTCCCGATACCACTCCACTGATTCAGATCAGACATTTTTATTCTCCAATTGATTGATTAATACCTCTACTTCGCCTAAAAATTTATGCACTTCTTCTTCCATCCTTTCTATTAAAGCGTCATCTCGATCTAGCCTGACTATGAATAGCTGTAGATGCTCCGGCACTCTAGGATCATAAGATACAAAGTCGCACCAAGCCCGACCAGTTACCCACATTTGCGTCTGCATTTGATTGATGTAAGCAGCCGGGGCTTTCTTGTCGAGCAAATAGCCCAGGTGCGTCTGTGTATTAGGACACTTGATTTCTAATAGCCCTCCTGTATCGTTCAGAAGCCCATCGGGTGACGCGCCAAGCCATTTTATCGTGGGGTGAGTATAGAACTCCGCCTCGTCTACAATACGCCCAGTAGCGGCTGCATATCGCATCCTAGCGTAAGGCTCCTGTTCTGTACCCCACAACATCGCCGCAGAACTGAAACTATCAGCAACTTGACCAGTGACACGTTCTGCAATTATCTGCATACGGTATTTGGCGCGGGTGACGGCCTCTCCTGATTTCCCCTTTGCTAGTACATCACTCATTTTGCTTGCGGTAACATGACCGAGCCGCTGCTCGAACCATTCAGGCGATCCCTGAGTTATCATTTTAAAAAGTACCTCCCAATAACCTTACCATTGTCGAGGTGGACGTTCTCTGTGTGGATGTTGTAGCCCATCGAGCGTAGATTATAAACCCGCGCTGATAACCTCATACACTGCGCCTCATACATTGCGTCCAAAGAAGTTATCCGGCGTTTCTTTTTTAGCTGTGCAAGTAACCAAAAGTTCTGTGATGATGGGTTCATGTCGTTTCCTTTTCTATGTGAAGTACGCCTTTATGCCAGAGTTCAAGACCTGCACCGAATCGCATTGCAGCATTTCGCAGCGCGTCTCCGATCCGTTCTTTGCTGGCGTTAGCCCCGGTCTTTCCCTGTGCGTCTCCATAACCTAATCGAGTCACCCCCAAGACTGTCAGTCGAATCCACATCCCACCCTCTGAGTCTACAAAGGGTAGTCCGTTCTCATCGTAAGCAAGCGGCTCCCAGTGCCAGCTAGGATCAACATCCAGAAGCCGATCTGTTAAAGCGGCGTGACCTACATAATCGAGGTGTACTACTTTCGGATGATGCCAGCCGCCACACTCACCGCATCTAATACCTTTCATGTAATCGGCTCGTACTTCTTCGGTCTGTTTTGCTGTAGGTTTTGGTAGTCTACCGATTAGATGATCTGGGAATTTAGTTCTCATCGTTACGGGTTCGGCTATAATTTTTTCCATTTCAACCTCCAAATATGGCAAAATGCCAACAAGTATTATAAATGAATTAGGGAGCTATGATAGAACTAAATTTACCTTATCCACCGTCAGTGAACACCTATTGGGGGTTCCGTGGATCAAGACGGTTTTTAACTAAGACCGCTAATGACTTTAAACTAATAGTTAATCTTGCCAGCAAAAGGGCTAGATTCGGTGCTGATAAAGTAGGCATTGAAGTTATACTCCACGCGCCAGATCGCAGACGCAGAGACTTAGATAATTCCACCAAAAGTTTGGGTGATGCCCTACAGCAAGCGGGAGTATTCGATGATGATTCTCAAATAGACGAATGGAAAATATCTCGCGGTAGCGTTATTAAGGGAGGTTGTTGCATAGTGCGAATTAGGTCTTTACAAGATTAGTATTTATATATATTGTACTGCTATCGGGATTAGTAACCCCGACTTCAGAGAGGGAGTCAGTTATGCAATTCAGTATTTTTTTCGGTGAGATAAGGGCTTACAGCCTACCCCTTTCTATGGTTGTATGCCTGTCGGGTTACTACCGGCTCTCACCGTAAAGGATATTGATATGCACTATTATAAATTTAACATTGCAGACTATCGGAAGGATACGGCTCATTTAACTCCGATCGAGCATTACATTTATCGCAGCTTAATAGATTGGTACTATCTGGACGAGTTGCCAATACCGAAAGAAACCGAGTCGGTTATTCGTCGCTTATCACTCGATAACCACTCGCTTGGGTTATTGCAAAATGTGCTACATGACTTCTTTAAACTCTCCGAAACTGGGTACATCCATAAACGCATCGACATAGAAATTGCCGAATATCACGGCATGATTAAGGCAAATACTGCGAATGGGAAGAAAGGTGGCAGACCTGCAAAGCCAACAACCAAGCGGGATAAAACCGAGTCGGTTAAATCCGTTAACCGAAACGAAAGCGAAATTAACCCTAACTATAAACCACTAACCATAAACCAAGAACCATTAACCACTATAGAGAGTCTGCGCGGTTCGCGCCTAAATATTCCCCAAATTCATGATGAATGGGTGAACTGGGCGATACTAGAAAGACCAGAA